CATCTAGTGGTATTGAGCCATTGTTTTCATTAGCATATAGAAAAATGAACATACTAGAAGGGGAAACTCTTTATTATGTTAATAAATATTTTGAAGAGGATGCTAAAGAATTAGGTTTTTATTCAGAAGGCTTAATGGAGCACTTATCAAATGGGGGGTTACTAAAAGATAGGGAGGAAGTCCCAGAAGAAATTAAAGAACTTTATCTAACTTCACCTGAAATATCTCCAGAGTCTCACGTTGGAATGCAAGCTGCTTTTCAAGAACATTGTGATTCAGGTATTTCTAAAACAATAAACTTTGCAAATGATGCTACAATAGAAGATGTGCATACAGCTTATATTAATGCTTGGAAGTTAGGATGCAAAGGAATTACAGTATACCGAGCGGGTAGTAGAGAAAAAGAAGTGTTGGTAACAGCACATAAAACTGAAGATGAAAAGACATCGGAAGCACAACTTAGTTTCTTTGATAATGTAGAAATACCCGTTGAAGAAACTTCCGACTGTTGCGACTTACCTAAAGTTGTAATGGAATCAGGATGTGAAACATGTAAGACTTGTGGGTGGAGTGCATGTCATATAGCATAAAATTCACAAATTTATAAAAAAATAGTATAATAATAGTAGGAGCAAAGATATGCCTTTAGGAAATATGTTAAGAGATAGACAAGAACAATATGTCGCACAAAAAGATAGTGCTGGCACTTGGAGAATACTTGATACTTGGCACGAAGATTTAACTAAATTAGACCCGCAAGATGAAATAGATGACGCAAGTGAAGCGATTACTGTATTATCTGAAGGGGGGTTTCTAGCTTTAGTTAGAGAAGCGACCAGATTAGGAGTGTTACAAAATGCTGCTATGATAGAAAATGAAGCTTTAGCAGACCAAGTGGCAGACTTAAAAGAAGAGAACAATAAATTACAACTACAAACTGAAACTGCTCCTGCAGCAGCAACAGAGTTACATGAACAAAAAGCAGGGTTGAAAGAACACGCAATAAACACAATAGCTAAGATAGTAGCTATAGATAGTGTTGAAGTAACTAAGGAATAAGTATGAAATTAGGAGATTATCTTCCAGAAGTTCCTGAAATGGCTAATAAAATGGGTCAACTTGGTTCTCAAATGGAGATATTTAATGACTTAATGTTAAGCAAGTCAGCTGGAGAGACTGGTAGTGGACCAACATTCGGTGTTGATTATATAGTTAATTCGTATATTAGAAATCAATTAGCATATCGTAAGCAACTTGTACAAGATTTACAGACAATAGCATATACTTGTGAAGAATTACGAGCCCCTATAATGCATATTACAGGGGAAGTATTTAGAAGAGGTATCAAAATTGAACCTATCGTTGTTAACCCTGATGAATCTCAAATTAAAAGACTACAAAGTTTCATGGATGACTGTAACCTCTTTGACCAAGGACTAGAAGAAGTCTTAAGACAGTTCCATTGGGACTTAAACACTGTGGATGACGCATTTTTATACTTTGCTAAAGAATATTATGATGCGGGTGAAGGTAAATTAAATTCAAGAGTAACAGAAATTAGAAGAATTAATCCTGCTTTAATAGAATATGATTTAGACGAAACAGGATTACCTAAGAACTCTCATTTCTTCTGCCCTTTACATAGACAGCATATATCAGAATCTCCAGAAGAATGTTCTGAAGAAGGATGTGAACAAGAAAAACAACCTGCTATGTACCGATACCTATATAGAACTGAGGTACATTACTTCTTAGACAGTGAGGTTGTACATCTATCTAAATTTAATCCTACTGAAACTTATGGGTGGTCTCCTGTACTAACAATATTTGAAAAAGCCCTTACTTTAATTGGTATGGATAGAAACTTATATAGGTACTTCTTTGAAAGAAAAATGCCTGCATCTATGGTTATGGTAACTACTGATGACCCCGAGAGTTTAAAAAGAGAAAGGGAAGCTATCGCCGCTAAAGTTAGACAAGACCCTAACTACATACCAATGATTGCTGTATCATCTAGAACAAATAGAGGTAGAGTTGACATGGTAAGAATGTTCCATACATTACAAGAAATGGATTACCTACCTGTAAGAGCTGAAATTAGGGAAAGAGTTTCTGCTATATGGGGAGTATCTCCAGTATTCCAAGGAGCTCCAGACTCTTTCGGTGGATTATCTCAACAGACTACACAATTAACTGTGATGAGTAGAGTGGTTGAAAGAGACCAACGACAAATTATGGAAAAAGTATTTACTGCTATTATAGATAATTTTGGTATAACTGATTATAAATTATCACTACCAAATCCTGAAGAAAAAGCAGAAGCTACTAGAATATCACACGCACAACAAAAAACAGGTATTGCTAATCAATTACTTCAAATGGGTTTTGATGTTGAGTTAAAGGATAATAAAGTAGACTTAATGGAAGTAGACTTTATAATAAGTGGAGAACCTGTACCTAGTAGTCAAATGCAAGGTGAAATGACAGCTATTCAATTAGACCAACAACAGCAACAAGCAGCTCAACAAGAGGCTCAAGCTACTGCTCAGATGGAGCAAGGTGAAACTCAAGCAACCCAAGAAGGTGACCAAGGTGATGAAGGTGGCGAAGTTGAAAATAGTTTAGAAAAAAATGTATTAACAAATGACCAAAGAGGTCAACCTTTACAACAACCTTTTGCTAATATGAACACTGCTATCCCTAGAGGGAAAGGTAAATTCCAAGGAAGAACTGGAGGAAGAACTCCAGACCATAATGATAAAACTCCTCTAGAAGAACGGGACATAGAAGAATATGCAGCAGCTAGAGAAAAAAAGTTTGAAGATAGAATGTATGGTTTGACTAAAACTTCTACATGGACAGACAGTTTATCTGACCAAGGTTTTGCGTATCCTATAATTAAAGAAGTATCGCCTGATGGTAATACATTATGGTTTATAGAAAATGGTGTAGACTATACGGGCAAGTTAACAGCTAATGGTGTAACTGATATTAGTAAAGCTGCTTTTTCTGGGATAGAAGGTAAAAAATATTACGGGGACCAGTACCGAAATGAAAAAGGTGATGGGTCTTCAAGAAAGAATGAACCGGTCAACGTAGAAGAGGAGGATGACGATGGCTAAAAAATTCTCTACTGATGATGCTAAGTATAATGAAAAACCTAAATCAGCTTTACCTAAAAAACCGGGAGAGCCAGACCAGTATGATAATCATAATTACAAAGATAGAGAAGTAAGACCTGATGGTTCTACAGTTTACTATTATGAAAATGGTGTGAAAGCAATACATCATCCTAAAAAGAATACGACTCCTGACTATCATAAGTCTGCAGCTAGGCATCATTTAGATGAAACTTCTAATTCTATAGACTCTGCAAAATATAAAGAAGCATTAGCTCACTTAAAAGCATTATCAGGGCACAGTCAAGCCTTAGATAAGTTTAGGGGAGATGGAAGCTCAGTTGAAAAACTTGCAAAAGAGTTTTCAGGAACTGTAGCAGTTGCTAGTGACCCAGCTGTTTTTACTTCTACTTACAGTGGTAATAACAAAAAAGGTAAAAGCGGTGTTAAAAAATTAGACGATTACTTAAAAAAAGCTACTAGTAAATCTATAGTAACTTTAATAAATGATGTTAGAAAAGAATTTCAAAAAGAAGATAATCAAATTGATACTGAAAATATGATAGACTCTGAAGTAGATAAAGCATTAGAGATGATGCAAGATGATTCAGTTGATTTTTTTGAAAACTTAGAATACGATGAGGAAGAAGCAGATGAATAGTCTAGGTGAATTTTTAGAATTCATGGACACTGACTGGACACGGACTAAAAAAAATGTTAAAGTAAAATTAAACAATATGCCTTTTTTAAATAACTATAAAAAATCTAAAGAAGGTAGAATAGAAAATCCACCGGAAAGACAAAAGAAAAGAATGATAGCTTTTGGTTCTAGAAGAAGTCCTAGACCAGACCCTAATGGCTATAGGAACCCACCTAATAGGAGGAAACCTCATCCGGAAGATTAGCAAGGAGCAGAATGGTAATACCAGAAAAAGCGAAGCCAGAGATAGTAAAGAGAAAGTTAGCAGGAGCCACATGGAGTAATATATCTAGATGGGTTAATGACACCTACGGTTTAAATATTCATAGAACTACATTTCAAAAGTGGTTTGATAAAAATGTTGACTTAGGAGAAATAGATGAAGTAGTAGAAAACTCTATTGATGAGATAGAAGCACCCGACTTTTCCCCTGACACTCACGCTAAACTAACTAAAAAGATTGAAACATTTAAAGGTGAAGCACGTTATTGGAAGAAAGTAGCAGAGTCTACTTTAAAACAAGAAGCTAAAAGAGACCTTTTAATTGACGCTATTAAAAAATTTACACCTTCTTATAAAGCTGTTAAGAATTATAAAACTAGAAAGCCTTCTGGTAAAAGAAAAGGTGATAGTGTTCAATCTATGATTGCCCCTCTTACAGATACCCACGTTGGAGACAATGTAGAATCTGACCAGATGTTAGGATTGAATGAGTATAACATTGATATATTTAATAAAAGACTATACGGATGGGCAAACCAAGTTATCACACTAGCAGAACTCAGACGTAATTCAGCAGAAGTTGGAGAGCTTATAGTTCCTATGTTAGGAGATATGATTAGTGGAGACATACACGAAGAGTTAGCTAGGACTAACAACGACCATTGTATGGGACAGATGATAAGAGGAGCTAACCTTATTTCTCAAGCATTGATGTTAATTGCCCCATATTTCGGTAAGGTTAAAGTTCCGTGTGTAGTAGGTAACCATGGGCGTATGACTAGGAAACCCCCTATGAAAGATAAGTATATGGATTGGGATTACATGTTGTATCAATGGATTGCAGTATTCTGTAGGAATCAAAAGAACATTGAGTTCCACATACCTAAATCATTTATGACTACAATTAATGTGTGCAATAGAAATATCTTATTAGCTCATGGAGATTTTATTAATGGTGGTGGTAGCGGCACTTCAATCAATAGAGGTATAAGCAATATGCGAAATGTTATGGCATTCCAAAAAGGATTGAAAGATGAGGTTACACAATTAAAAGAGAACACTCTTAATGAAGGTATACCTGAAAGATTTGAATCTGCATTGATTGGGCACTTCCACAGGATAGACGAAATTGATATAGGAACGGGAGCAGTACATATATGTGGTTGCATGAAAGGTGGAGATGAATTTGCTATGCAAAGAGTACAAGCTATCAATAAACCGAGGCAAATAGTATTGTACTATCATCCAAAATATGGAGAAATCGGAAAAGAAATTATCTATTTAAATAGGTATGATGGCTCTGATGAAAAGTTTAATGATATATTGCCAGATGAGTGGATAGGAAATTTCTTAGATAACTAGAATTTAAGTATAATAAATACAAAGGAGATTTATTATATGGCTATAACAGTAGAATCAAAAGAAGCTTTTATTGCTTTTATAAATGAACTTATAGAAAAATTTGCTACTGCAGTTTTTGAGGAATCACAAACTAGAGTACCCCAAGTTTCAGGTGAATTAAGAGATTCAGGAACTATTAGAAAAACATTTAATGGTATGGAAATTGAATACACCGCTCCATATGCATCTTTAATTGATGGGCATGGAGAAGATTCTACAATGATTTATAGGGATGGTAAGTCATTCAGATTCCCTAAAACTCCTACAGCTGCGAGTGGGTTTGTATCACAAACAGTGGAAGAACTCGGTGCTACTATGTTACCCCAATTAATTATTGAGGCGAATGGTGGACCATCATCAAGAAATTATGATTTTTATATACAATAGAAAAGGACAATTAAAATGGTAGACATAGAAAACGTAACCGATGACCAAGAATGGTTAATCGCTAGACACTCACGAATGGTAGGTAAGATTTTAGACTTAGTAGAAACTGCAATGCCTGAAGGTAAACAATGCGAAAAGCTTAAAAAATTATTGCAAGTTCCCCTATATGACTTCAGAAATGATATGTTACGTTTACAAAACGGTGAAGTAGATACTAATATCGTTGAGTAAGCCCCTATTTTTTTATATTTCTATATAAATTAGTATAATATAAGTGTACATAAATTATAATGTTTTTAAAGAGGTCGGGGGTGGCTTAGACCAACCTTTTTAGGTCGAAACTAAATTTTTATACTAAATAAAAACTTTAACTACAACATGAAACAAGGAGGACATTAAATGTCTGACGAAATTCTAAATAGAATTGAAAAGCACATGGAAGGTACACAGCTAGGATTAGCTGCACTATCAGAAGTGTTGCAAAAAATGGATGCAAGAATTGAAGAAGATGCAAGCGTATCTTACGAAATTGCAAAAGAAGAAGAAGAACAGTTAGAGAAGGAATACCTAGTACGTGATATTGCTAAAGCAGTATTAATTGAACTAGCGGAAAACCCTCTAGGTATGGATGTAGACGGAACTGATACAGAAGTTGTAGGTGGAGGTGACCCGACTAAAGGAGCCACTGCTACCCCGAACTATATCGGCGATGCCGATGACTCATCTGAGACTATTACTCCAAGGACTAAAATAGAAGAACAACAAGCTTCTATCCAAGCTGAGGATGACGAAGACGAAGATGACGAAGAAGAAAAAGCTTACATGAAACAGAAGGCTATGGATGATAAAGAAGATGAAGATGATGAAGAGGAAAAAATGGCTTTTCCTAAAAACGAAAAAGCTATGCACGATGACGATGATGAAGAAGATGATGACGATGATGACGTAAAGAAGTTATACAAACAGATATCTTCTTTAAAGAAACAAATCTCATCTTTAGACATCTCTAAAGCTGTGCAAACAGAATCCGAAAATAGATTGCGAAAAATGGGATTCAAGGAAGAGAATGGACTAACACGACCGCAATTGACAACAAACAANGCGTTTGGAGCTGAAACAACTCCACTCAANAAGGCTCAAACCGTCAATGACGTAGTAGACCAACTTACAAACTTGTCTTATAAAGAACTGCGAAAAATGCAGGAATACAAAAGACAGGGACAACTTGAAGGCATGCCTGACGAAATAGCAAACCTTTAAGCTTAACTTTAACTATAAACGAAAAAAACGAGGAGATAAATAATTATGCCTTCACTAAGTGAATACATAGCTCAATCGAATAGAGGATTAAATTCTTCTGTATTCGGTCCTGAGTACTTATCAAAAGCGTTTAATGCTGGTAACACAGGCACTGCTGATGCAATCTTTACGACTACAGCTGCAGATAATGTCTTTACTTCTACTTTCGGTAGAAAAGTGTGGCAGTCATTAAACAACCAAACTCGATTTTTCAACGCAATCCCAAGAACTGTTTTCGGTAATACCGTTGGTTGGAGGGTGAGAACCGATAGAGGTACACAAAGGTCTCGACCTATTACAGAGACTGGTAGTTTACCAGACATCGATGTCTCAAACCTAGAAACAATCTCTAGCTTGCCTAAGATTATTTCTACTTCATTCGGTGCTTCTGTGAAAGCAATGTACACTGCTCAATTAGAGGGTGGTGTCGGTGATGTTTTGGCGTTGGAAAACGAAAATGCACAACTTGACCACATAAAAGAAATGAACCAAGAGCTATTGCTACCAAACTCAGTAGCAAAC